GTCATCCCCGTGGCTGTCTTGTTCAGCGACTGTGTGTCGAGCCCCTGATTGTATCTGGTGCGGCCTATCCACTGCTCAAGGAGCGTCTCAATGTATTCGAAGAACGGCATGGTCCATGCTGCGATAGGCTGGATCGTCTGGGCATAGACAGCCTGATTCGGATTTCCGTGGACGCGCACGTACTGCCGGTTCTGGGTGAGGTCGTCCATATTCACCTTCACATCATCAACGAAACTCTTCGGCTCGTTGTTCAGCGCAAGGTTCACCACAACCTGTCTGATCATCGCCGTCTTCAGATGTTGAAGCTCACCGATAACCTCGGAGAATCCAAGGTCCGGAAGCACTTTATACGGATCCTTGTTGGGGGAGAGATCAAAGAAGGGGATCCTCCCGTAATGGTTCTCCTCCACGCGGAGCAGCTCTCCGCCGCACACAGTGATGATGACGTCCTCAAGGATGCCGTCGCCGTCGATGTCCACCTTCGAGTAGCATTCATACAGTGGAAGGTGCGCCCGGGCGGACTCGCCGTTCTCAACATCATCGTCGAGCTCGGGGTTCAGGCGGAGATCCATTTCTGAGTAGACTACATCCCCGGCTGACTCTACTGCCAGAGCGACAGCCTTCGGATCATAGACCTTCTGCTTTGCCATCCGGTTGAGGTGGTCGGCGTTGACGATCTTTCTCTGGGCGACAAAGTCTGCCTCGAAGAGCGTCCTTGCCCCGGGGGTCCAGCGCATATCCAGAGGACGGACCAACTCCATGACGGGGCGGTTCTCTATGATCTTCGACACCTTGTACTTCACGGGAAGGTCTCCGAACTCGTCCTCTTCTCCGATGGAAACAATCTCAATATTGTCATCCTGCATCATCTCGTCTATCCGGTAGAGGGGGAGGAGCTCTTCCTTATCGGCGGTCTCCTTCTCTCGCTTCCAGTAGCACTTCATCACTCCGAGTTCAAGGGCGAAGGCATCCTCTACCCATTGTCCGAACTTCACGAACCCGGCATTCTGCTTGAGAATCTGATAATGAATAAGTTTCTTCATCTGCTCGCCCGTGTGAGCATCCTCAGCTTCTCGCCCCACGATAGTGACAATCTCGTCCCCGCCGAAGAAGGAGGACAGGATGGGGGCCTTTGCCCATTGAACCGTACTCCACATATCGTAGGAGACCATGTCGGTCTGCTTGGAGAGTTTGGGAAACTTCTTCTCATACATCTCCTTCGAGGCCACGTAAACATCATGGCGGGCGGACAGCATGGGCTCTATCTTCTCCTCGAAGAAGGCATCAGCCTTCTCAATGTCGGACAGTGTGATCGACAGTACCCTGGCCCGTTCCTTCTTTGAGAGCTTCATCTACATTCCTCCAGCGATGGGGATTTCATATTCATCACCGCCACTGCTGCTCCACTGAGCAGGGGCTGCGGCTATCTGGTCCTGATACGAGAGGGCATCAATAAGGTCGTCATGCCCGCCCCTCGGGAACGACAGGAGTTCGTTTTCAAGCTCAGGGAGGAAGTCTGCCCCGACAGGAAAAAAGATCTGCCCGGCCACGAAACGTGGGTGTATCGACTCTATCCGGAGTTCCTTCTTTCTCCCCTCGCTCTTGAGCTGATATATGGAGAAGAACCTCTTCCTTGTACTCATCTCGCGCTCAAGGAAGTGTGTGAGGGCCGCCTGATAAGCCACTGACTCCACCCCAACGAGGCGGGGGTTGTATTTGATGACGGCCCTGAAGATTGCGTCCATCGTCTGTGTCGGGTTCCATCTGCCGTATTCGATATCAAGGATGTACCAGTTATCATTCTCGTCAACCGCGATGGTCAGGACGACAGTGTAGTCGGATCGCTTTGTCTCCCCTATCGCAAGGTCCGTGGTCGTGAACTTCGTCATCCCGCGGATCTTTCCAGCCATCTCAGACGGGATGTAATACTTGAAGAGGGATCTCCGGAACCTCTGGCTCTCGGGGGACGTGGACTTGCACATCCGCTCCCTCCACCAGATATCCGACTTCCCTATGCTTTCGAAGGTGTCCCTCTCATGGATGACGAAGTCCAGAGGGAACCGCTCTTCCCATGCGGCCTTTGTGAAGGTCGGGTCCGCTACAGGGACACGGATACCATCAAAGTCGAGGATCTCCTTATTCTCCATGCACCGCTCGACGATGCACTTCTCCCCAAGGTTGTTCCCGATGAGGAATATGCGGGCATCCTTTCCGAGGAACTTCACCTCGGAGAGGAACCAGTCCCAGTCCCTATCCACCACGAGATCGGACGTGACGTCGTCAAGGTCCTGCGGGTCATCTATTATGATGAGGTCGGGACGCCGGTCATTCCATGACAAACCACGGATGGACATCCCCTTGCCGTATGCCTCGATCCGGATGGGAATATCCTTCTCGCCGTCGGTTACCACAACCTCATATATTCCGAGGGAGGGAGTGTATGCCGTGACGCGCACGAGATTGCTGCTCAGGTCGGGATTCGACTCATAGGCCATCACAATCTCAGACAACCTCTTCTGCGCCAGCGTGGCGTTGGTCAGAAGGAAGACGATGTACCGCCGCTCCTCGGTGGGGAAGGTTAGCGCGTGGAGGGGAGCTCCCTTGATGACAAGGGACGTCTTTCCGGATTCACGGAACCCCTCCGCCACGAAGTTCTTCTTCCCGTTTAGGAGGATGTCCGACCAGTGATGATGGAACCATGCGGGGGGAACCTCTCTCGGGAGCGGAAGAAACCTCGATCTGAACTCCACGAGGCTGCTCTGTGCTGCAAGCATCTTGATCGCGAGGGCCTTCGCCTCGTCCAGCTCCTCCGGAGTGTGAACGGGTTCAGTCTGATCCGGAGGCTTCTCCGCACTCTCAAGAGCCTTGTACAGCCCTACATTTGCAGGGGGCTTCGCGAGCATCTATTCATCCAGTCTGGAGATATACTCCATCAGAGATGGATTGCACCGGAGGACATCGAGCATTCCATAGGCGACGCACTCCGCCACGACATGCTTCTTGTCTCCGAGAACGAAGTCCATCCCGGAGTGAGTGAAGATGCAGGTGACAATGCTGCTAAGGAGTGTTTGGGCAGCTATCTGCGGAGAGAGATTCTTCTCCACCCTTATCATCGCATTGGCGAAGTCGGTCTCACCGGTAAAGTCTTCATCCTCGCGCTTGTCCCCGAAGGATTCAACTCCATAAAGAACTCCTCCAACTGCAATGGAGGAGGGAATCTCATTCTTCTTCATCATCATAGGATTCTCCATCATCTTCTCCGGATCCGAGCTGTCCCCGGGTAACGATCTCTGTATCCACAATATCTCCCCCATCCGCAATGCCCCCTCTCTGCAATACGAGAAAGACCTGCCTCGCAAGATCAGCAACAGCCTTCTTCGTCCCCCCATGGTCAGAAGCATCAACCGTGAGGCTGAGCTGTGGTGCCTTCCCAAGACCTCTTTCAAGGATAATCTCAACGGCCTTCAGCCTGTCCCGGGGCGGAACCGTCTCGTCATACATGAGCTCCTCCGCCACCTGCAGGGCTTCCTTCGTCTTGCTCCTCGCATAGGTTATCGCTGCCGCAACAGTCTTTCCTACTCCAAGAGGATTGCCGCTCTGCCCCTTCTTCCATGGGGTCAGTCCACTTCGGGGCAAAGTTATCACCAGCCTTTATTTATTTTTTTAGAAAGGGATAAAAGAAAGGGGGTATCCCCATAGAGATACCCCTGAAAGGTGGAGTAAAGTGAGTTAGTGACTGTATTATTGTAGTGCTTGTATGCAGAGAAGTCAAGTGTCATGTTATATATTTGTCGGGTCAGAGTAGTGGTTTATATATTTGTCGGGTCAGAGTAGTGTGATATAGATAAACTCTACTATATATAATACATACACAATGCTCTACCCCCCCCTCCCAGTGTATGGCCAAACAAAAAGAATACACACTACAAATTAATTACAAGCTCAATCAAAATAAATAAATAAATAAATAAATAAATAAATAAATAAACAATATATATATAACAATATATCTATCTAACCGAACAGGTAGATAGATATCTTTGGTATGTACTAGAGAGGTTTTATTAAACCCTCTCTAGTATTTATATATTATTTATTTATCTTATTTTATTTATCTTATTTATTATCTATCTATTATCTATCTATATGTTATCTATCTATCTATATGTTATCTATTATCTATCTTATTTATTATCTATCTATCTATCTATCTGTTATCTATCTATCTATATGTTATCTATTATCTATCTATCATTCTCATTTACTTCCCTACTTTAGTTCATTTAATTCATTTAATTTATTATCTCTTTTTTCCTTAAAGGCACGCCATGTGGGGATGTCTTTATCTATTCTGTATATAATACTAGGGTTGCTTTAGGTTCCTTACCTTGTTCTTATCTGCTGTAGGTAGCAATTCCACTGTGGTCTTAGGTTCAAGACCGACTTTGTTAGTGATACCAACACTTCGTGTCATATCTCATTTTGTTACCATTTCATTCTAATTCCAAGTTGTCTTTAGGAGCAATGGGATTGAGTGTGAGAGGGTTGTTGGTGCCACTTCCGAACCTCCTTAAAGGGGTTACTGCCCACAATTATAGCATGGATTGAGGTGAAAAAGCAAGTCCCTTTGGGGCATGTACCAATAGAGCAAAGGCGCGCCATGTGGAGCGGGGCTGTTGGGGAAGAAGGTATTTCCCACGTCAGTGTGAAGGCAGAGTGTCAACCAGTATGAAAGGTGGGTGACAAGGATGTGCAGATATGGAGTAGTGAAGGAACGGAACCTTGCAGCGCAATGGGTTATGAGGCTGGTGAATCTCTCCAGTTACAGTGGCGGAGGGGTTGTCCTCTTTGAGGACACGACATGGATCGATGCGAAGCTTTCCTATGAGTGGGCTTTGAATAGAGCCCGCTCGGGGTATGAGGTTGCCCCTTCGGACTTCCTATAGATCTGTCACACTGTCACAGAATGTTTGTCACAGAGTGAAGAGGGGTGTGAACCATTGGTATCACTGGAGTTGACGGGATCTGTCACAAGTACTGTCACAGATTCTGTCACAGATTGAGAGGAGGAATTGCAATGAACAATCCTGTTTACTTTTGCATGGGAATAGCACTGAGCTTTTGGACTCTGGCTGCAGCCATTAAGTTCTATGAGCTGACGCTGGAGCTGTTCCAATCAAAGGAGGATGATGCCGACTGAGTAATCGGGAACTGCGTGGAGTTGGTAACAACGAAAGGAGGTGGTGCTCTTTGAGCATCATGGTGTGAATGTTGTACCTCGGAAGAGGACACCATTCACTGCAATGAATGGTGTCCTCAACGATTCCAGCTTGGGCTGGAGGAATGGAGGATATCATGGCACAGTTTAAGGATGCGGAGTTTGGGTTCTCTAAGGATAGCATGAGATATGGGCTTCCGCCAGAAGATCCAATGGAGTTCGTTCATGGGCTTGACCTCTCGGAGATTGAGATCAGTGATGGAGGGTATCATTTCGATCGTCCTGATAATGATCCGTATGAGGTTGATCCGCATCGTGGAGCGGACTGGCTTGACAAGCTGGTCTATGGCCAGAACTCAATGCTTGGAGGTAAAGCTCCGGCATTCCGTTCTGTATTGATACGTACTGAGTTTATGGAGTCTTTGAGTATAGGGCTCCAGCGCAAGGTTGGGTTCAATCCCCGTTTAGTTGGTGGAGATTC